GTTTGCTAATGGAACTTTATATAACCAATCAATCATAGGGGTTGCAACATTTACAGATTCCATAGAAGTAAAGTATACATTTAAAGTTTTAACTCCAGTAGATCCAGTCCTTTTAGATATTAAATATAAATCTTTTTCATAAGACTTAAGAGCAAAAATAGAATCGCTAGTTGATAATATCCAACGATGAAAAGCTTGTTGAATAACTTTTTCACCATTTGTTCTAAAAGTAAATAAATAAATTGTATTTTTATTATCTGCATCAACAGATAACAAGGTATTAACACCAGAGCTTACTGTAATGGCTCCTAGGTTAATAGGTAGATAATCTCTACAATGAGAACTAACCTCCATTGAAGTAGAGTATTCATCGTTAAAAGAACTACCGCTGAGGTACATATAAACCTTACCTGCATTCATAAAGAATACGTTATTACCCATCTTTTGAGGGGCTACTAGTTTAGATGTACTGTAGAAAGATGTTGGTCTAAACTCTACGCTAAAGGGAGAGATACCACCCTCACTTCCGTTACCACGAACTTCAAATTGAACTGAGCCTGAGCTAAGAGCAAATAGAATGTTTTGGAATGGGATAATGTGGCTTAGTTTATTATAGGCTCCTACGCTAGCCTGTATATCAATTGGATCTGAAGCAGTAATATTACTGATGTCATCTACCCAAAAGTTATAGTAAGCATTAGTTCTACTTGAGAAGATATTATTATCAGTAGCTATCCAAAGTCTACCTTTCCAGATAGACATAGATTGTACTTTTTCTTTCTTTACTACTGAATTAGGACCAGGGTTGCTTACTGAGGTTCCTGATCTCCTAGGAAATAAAGGCATTTCCTTTATTCTCCATTTATTGTCTGTAGCTGTATCTTTATATATGATTAATGGGAATCGTCTATGATCAAAAACTGTATTAGGACCTTCGGATCTAACTCGCTCAAAGTAAGGGTTTTTAGTCCACCTAGTAGCCCTGTAGAAGCCCGTAGGGAAGGACAGGTAGGGATTACGGACAAAGTATACCTTGCCTAGCCCCAGATAGGCTGTGCTGCCGTCTCTGTCCTCTGCTGTTAAAGGAGATGACTTGTAATAATGATCTTTAGCCCAATCAATAACTCCACCTGGAATTGGAATATATTTTGGCTTATCATAATAAGCATTTAGAGTTCTCCATGCTTTGTATCCATTAAAATCTGCAACATCATTTTTTACTAAGGTAGCTGGATACTGTGGAATAACTTCAAAGTTTTCTAAATTTTGACCTGTTTCTTCCATTTCTAATGTGGTTGGATCAATACTATTAATTATATCATCTCTAACATTTGTCCAATAAGATGAAATATCGGTAATATCGTCTTCAAGTATTGGACTAAGTGTAGTTGGGTTTTGTGTTCTTTTGTAGTTAATAACATCACCAGAGTGAATGTATTCATTACTAGCAAAAGATCCTGCCCAGTTAACTGAACTATATGCTATTTCTAAAGAAGAATTATTCGGAAGATAATCTAAAGGAACTAATTTATTCCACAATATTAAACCAACATCAAAATCAATTGATCCTAAGGTTTCTTGAATACTGGTGGTACCAACATTAGCAACCGTAGTTGCTGCTAGTTTATATGAAGTAGATCCAACTTTATTACCAAAAGTAATGTATTCAAAGACACCTCTGTTAAATCCTGAGGTATTATTACTAGTTCCTGCTTCAAGATCAACTGTTTCTTTAATCCACTCTGTGGGTTCAATTCTATAAACCGTAATAAAATTATCTAATCTAATAGTTTGTCCATTATAAGTAAATGAATTTTGTGCTACTGGATCAAAGGTATATCCTGCTCTATTAATTATAATACAATAACGATTATAACCGTCAATATCTAACCAGTGGAAATAAAGATTATCTGTATTAAAGTTAGTTGCTGCTCCAGATGGAGAAAATGTTGTACTTGGGTTAAGATTAAGTACATCTAAATAGGTAGTACTTGCACCTGAAGCAACATAACTTAATGGTGCTCTTTTTTCGGCAGACTTCTCAATAGTAACTAAACAATTATCAATGTTTTCTGATTCAGTTACTAATCTTTTTGTTGGAGCTTGTCTACCTACTCCTCCGCTTAACGAATTAATTGAGAGTCTTGCAAGTGTCATTAAAACCTCGTTCTTGTAAAGTAGGCATCGTTACTTAGTATACCACGCCTATCGACTGCTGTTCTAGTTCCTATATCTCCTAAGAAGATTGATCTATTCTTCTTCTGCATATCAGAAGCACGACCTCTAGAGTAATGGTAGCTTTCTCTCATAGCCATACGCTTATCAATTTCTAAATCACCTTGGGTAATCATTTGATACTCTCTGGCTGCTGACTCCATAATACCACGCTGTAGGGCAGAGTCAATATCATTCCAGCCGTATGGTGGACTATTGCCTTCAATGCCTAACATAACAATTACTTCAATTTTAAGACCACTAGTGTAAGTAGAGAAGATATCAGTCTGCTTGGTGATATTGAATAACCTTGTTGGATTGGACTTAATAGTTGTTTGGATCACCTCCCCCGTCGTTGGATCAAACAATGGTTCAATAACCTGAGCATAACAAGCAGTAGATGGCAAAAGAATAGTACCGTTAGCTTCTAGCGTATAGGTATTTACAAATCTATTATTAGCTACGCCTCTCATCATAGCAGCTTTAATGGTCTGTTTAAGAATGAACTGAGCAACGCTGGTATCAACACCAGCATCCTGATCTAGATCTACAATCAAATGTTCACCTGACGATAACAACATATGATTTATAGCATCTGTGTAACTATATAAACCCATTATCTAGCTCCTTTCTTTGGATATGGAACCAATTTATTTAACAACTCTTGACGTTTTTCACAACCACAATCTTTGGTTGGTTTAATATTTAATGCACTAGCAACTTTAGCTACTGTATCTCCTAAGCCTCTTTGGTGTGGGGAAATTGGATTAAATGGTTTTAGTGGCATAAAGTCTCCTGAGAAAAAAATACCTAGGGGGCCTTTCGACCCCCTAGGTGGTTAATGATTAATTACTATTATGCAACGGCATAAGTACCCTGAATTGCTCCGCAAAGTTCTGGGCGAAGAATACCAGCACCAGACATGATTGAACTTACAGTAAAGTAAGTACCGCGACGTACATCCTTTACAGATTCAACCTTCATACCCTGTAGACGTAATGAGCATACAGCTGACTTTTGCCAGATAATAGCTTTAACGGGATTTAGAGTGTTACCTGCTGTAAGACCACCAGCAGCAGGTATCGCAGTGCCACCTGAGGTATAGCCGTGCCAATTAAAGTTATACTTAGCATCACCAAGATCAGTAATAACTGAAACAGCATTACCAGCTGCTAAACGACCTGTAGTAGTACTCAAAGCATTACCAACTACGTTAGTACCATTGTTTGTTCCAGACGCAACTTGAGCATGGTCTAGTTGTTGAAGATGGTTACTCTTAATAATACTTACACCCATGTATTCAAGAGTATCTTGAATACCAAATTTACTGGTGCTAAGGCTAGCACCTAATCCACCAGCCTCTGCTACGCCGCCAAAGAATGGGCGACCAGCACCACCAGCAAGACCAGTCATGTCTCTAGCAATACCAAGAGCACGGATGTCATGGAAAGCTTGTGGACTTACTGCACAATATACACCAGTAAGGGTAGCGTCAATTTCGCTTAGTCTTACCATGTATCTTTCAATGTATTCAAGAAGAAGGAGTGCAGCGTCGGTTCGCTCAGTTGTACTAGCTCCTCTTAAACCTAACATGTTAAATTCATTTCTTGGTAAAAGAACTGCTGGGGTATTGGTTGTAGCATTCATACCACCATAGTTTACACCAAATGGATTACGAGCTGCAGTAAAAGCACCCTGAGCAATCATGCAAGCAATTTGCTTATCACGAATATAACTAAGTTGTAGACCAGCCTGACGAGCTAGTTCTGAACGATAATCCCATTGAGTAAGCATAAGATGAATATCGTCTAATTCAAAGTATGCAGCCATTGGACGTTCATCCAATGAAATATCAAACCAACCTGGAGTTGAGATAGTTGAATCACCGAGTAATTCAATACCAGCATTCCACTTACCAATGTGACCAACAGTACCCGTAATTGGGAATCGTTTGGTTGTACCAGAAGTAATGGTTTCAGTCATAACCAGTGGTTCAAAAAGATTATATTGATCGTATGCATTGATTACTTCACCCGACCAAATAGGAAGCCAGTAATTGGGATCAGTACTGGTAGATACGGATGGAATAGAGCTTAAGGAAGCTGCTGTACCTCCCTTTGGCCAATTGCCAATGCTTGAACCTACTGGATAAATTGGATCTACATTGTGACCTGTTTCGCTTGGACCTAATGCCATATTTGTTTCTCCTTATATAGAAACTATTGTTATTTGAAAATTATAAAACGAAGGAGAAAACCTTAATTGTTCTGTGTCCTAGTATTTGTTACTAAGATTATACAGAGTTAACGATTTCTAAAACCGTACCGAGATGTATTAATTGTCATTGCCTCTACTGCACTTCTATATGCAGAGTCTACCCGAAATCGTGGATCTCGTAAAGCAGCTTGTTGTTCAGCAAAACTTGCAAATACCTGTACGGCTTGTGGAACCTGAGATTGATTAACCCGATTGTCCATTGGTCTAGGTTCCTGTGAAGGGGCCTTTGGTGGGTTTTGTTGCTCGTAGCGTGCCTTAAGTCCTAGGAGGATATTCTTATAAGCATTTGTCTGTAGAGCGCGATTAGTAGCAGAAACTTCTTCAGCAGTCAGGTTGTCCTGTGCCCATTTGAACATGCGTTTTAGATTGTCATTGCCTCCGACAACCGAAGCCGCATCGTCCCATGATTGCTTTGCCAAAGCTTTTCTACCTTTAATTAATTGCTCAATAATAACTTCATCTGCACCCATTTTCTCTCTAATTTCTTTTCGAGTAGCGTCACTTACGGAATCTGATGAGTCAATTTCTTTACCCCAGCGGACCCAATCTTCTGCGCTAATTTTATTAGAGACTGATTGTGGAATTGTAGATGCAACTATTTTTAGATCTTCAGGAATGCCTGATAGATCCTCTACTACCTCAGGTACTGCCTGAGCAACGGGGGGTGAGTCCTTATAATCAGGATTGATCACCCCATTTTGATTGTATTGTTTCTTTAATGATGCATTTTCCTGTTTAGCCTGAGTGAATCCTTTACGGGCTTCAAGAAGACTATTGAACCAAGCATCAGATGATTTGAAGTTACTAGGGATCTTTTGTCCCTGGTCTTGAACGTACTTCATGAACATTGCACGTTCGTGTGTTGTAACTGGATCTTCTGTTTGAATTGGTGTTGCTAACTCTGGCTGAGTCCCTACAGGTTGAGATTGTTCAGCATTATTAATTTCTGGCATTTATATAACTCTCCTTTAAGATTATTCGTTATCGTGAACGAGTCTTAGTTTTCTTAGGTAAATTTGGGTTTGGTTTTTTTGTATCTGGCTTAGGGCCAGTACGATTCTTGACATAATCTAAATCTGCTTTTGTGTTTTTATTATTCATTTCTTCTTCATCTTCTTTCCAGCCTTCTTTTTAGCTGGGGCTTTTTTCTTAGGCATTGGTTTTTCTTGGGGCATTTGTTGTCCCATTGGTTGTCCCATTTGTGATTCCATTGATCCAGGACCCATGCCTGTTGGCATACCGCCCATACCACCCATCATTTGTTGTAATCTGCTCATTGTTTACCTCACTTTAATTTTTTTAAAATCCCTAATCCAGTTACATGTAGATTCCATTGAAGAGCTAAAATATTTACAGTAGCTGCTGCTGCAAAATTACATCCAGTAAATCTATCTAAATATTTATCAGCAACACTTGCAGCAGCAAGTAAACTATGGGTATTTTGTGTACTAGATACAAGACTTAAACCAGTGTCAGTACCAATAAAGGCAGCTCCACCAGCAGCAGCTCGATATCCCATAGTTTGATAAACACCAGCTTCACCATAAGCTATAGCAGGTCCAAATACAGTTTGTAAATTAGTTTTTCCAATAGTTGGAATTTGTGTTGTTTGTCTACCCCCGATTACTAATGTACTTGATCCCTGCATAGTTGTATTAGTTAATATGTTATTTTTAAGATAATTTTGATGTGCTCCATACGCTAATGCATACATCTGTGGAAAAGACATAAATATTGCTGGCATAATAAATTCCTTATTTTAATTTTTTAAGAAGAGAAATACCTGTTTTTAAGTAGGCTTCGTTGTTTGTGTATTGCATACTATAGATATTAATGCACTTTTTATTGGCTGTTGCAGTACCTAAAGTAGAACGTACTTCTGCTCCTACAAACATTCTTTCACAAACAAGATTTGAATCATATACTGCAGGTTGGTAATTAGGATACGCTGGTTCTATAATTCTATTTGATGACTCTGTGTAAACTAAATTATCGTCTACATAGAATTTTACAACACCGTAAGAAGTAGAATCAATTCTTAAATTTCTTTTTACACCAGAGCTAAAACCAGTGTCTATTCTTTGTTCATAGGTTGCATTTTGATTTGGCCCTTGAGATGTTACAGAGATCCACCAATTATTATTAGGCAACATTCTACTAGCTAAAAAACATAGTGTATTATCTAATGGTACTGTTCTATCTTCTATGGTAGCTGCAACAAGTTGTCCTGCAGCTGAGTTATGTGTCCTTGCAAAACCTACAGTTACATAGCTATCAGTATCACCTGAAACTGTTGCATATTTTACAGTTGCTTTAAATGTATTTTGAAATCGACCTACGGTATCAGACCCTATACCACTGTAACCCTTTATTCTTGCTTTATAAACATCATAAGTTGATAATCTAGACCTACCAGAAGTAACACCACTTGGTATACTTAATTCTACATACGCGCCATCAGCATCGGATTGATTAAGTGCATAAGCTCCTCTTGGAGTAACCAATGTCATACCAAGGGCTATTCCCAAATGACCATAAATACCTATTGAGGTACTTGTTATTTCATAGTTCATATCAAATGTAGAAACTAACTTTGGTGATTTAGTTACAGTTGTTGGTAACAAGGTATATATACTTAAATCGTAAGAATAAGATCCTAAACTTGCTTGAGAATATGTTTTGTTAACAGGTATTGCTGTAAAAGTAACCGCCTCTAAATTTGCAATATTTGGTGTAGAGTTAATTACCCAAATACCATCCCAAGGATCTGGAGAATTTATTTCTACAAATGTAAAATAATCCCCTAACTCCATAGGAACTCTGTCTATTGTTGTATTTCCTGTAATAACATAATTAGCTGCTGGCATTGTTATAGTAATTGCAGTAGATCCTACAGAAACTGATGTAATGGGCGTAGTTCCTAGGTTAGTGTTATTAGTCATAGGTATACCTAATCCAGGAATACCTACTAATGGTCTGTATGTATTGGTTTCAAGTTGACCTACTCCCATAATTTGATCAGAACCAATCCAGTTATCATAAAAAAAATTAGGAGAAGTAAGGGTATTAACACCAATCCCAGGAAATTTTCTATGTCTTTGATTAGCAAAGTAATTGACACCCTTTGCTACAGCAAGAGCTTGAATAGAGTTTATAGTACGAGCATAAGGTGCCATTGATTAATCCTCCAATTTTAATTAGTTTCTTCCAGTAGCGTTAAAAGTACAGAAGGAAAGTTTACTTATATCTGTTCCTGCTGCTCCATCTGCTATAACACAACTACCACTAGACAGGTTCTTAAAACAAAGAATGTCTAAACAGGGAATGCTAACTTGTCCAACACCATCTAAAATTAAATGACCAAATGTGTTTGTAGCAGTACCTGCAGCAGCAATTACATGTGTTGTACCAGCTGGTAATACAAATGGAGTCCGAGTAGTAGTACTTAATGAAGCGGCACTAACATTAGCTGTAGCTGGCATATTAATTGTATAATAACCAATACAACCATTTGTTGTTCCAGCTACACTGTTAACAATACCTGGAGTTACTGAACATCCAGTAAAACCAGCTAAAGGATCTGCTGCTAAAGCAAATACAAAAGTAGTTGTACTTCCTATTGCAGTAGTTACATATGTTCCATTTAATGCAGAATTAGTTGCTCCTGTTACAATAAGGGTCTGTCCTGATACAGAAGCGGAAGGCATAGTAGCAACACTAAGAGTAGCTGTACCAGATGCCCAAGATATACCAGCATAAGTATAACTAACGGGGCTTTGTTGAGCAATTACTCTACATCCAACTGGAAAGATTGCTGAGTTTCCTAAGAATAAACCAGCTGTTGTTCTAATACCATCTAAAGCAACTGGTGGAGTACTTGTAACAATTAGTAATTTACTACCTACAACGGTAGTTCCAGTTAAGGTTCCAGTTAAAGCTGTTGTTCCTAAAGTAGTTGTACTTAATACGTTAATTGAACCTGATGAAGGAATCATTTCTTACCTCCGCAACCACAAGACATCTTGGGTTTCTTTTTAGTTGTTGATTTTTTCTTAGACATTATTTATAGCCTTTCTTCATTGACATTTTCTTACCAGATTTCTTAGCTTCTACTTTTGCATCGGCTTTGCCTTTTGCTGTATAAGGAAATGATTTTTTACCTACTTTTGGCATTTAATTTGCCTCCTTTTTGGTTGCGTCTTTAGTTAAAGATTCTAACTCCTAGGTTATTTGTTGAGTATTTGTCCCACCAACCACACACTAATAGATTACAGGATTCTATTAATAGTAATGGTTGATTTAGGTAGGAAGAGATACCTAAAAAACAATCTGAGGTTCAATAGATTTAACTAGAACACTGCAGATTGGGTGGGTTTATTGAGTCCAGTTATTAACCAGTAAGGCTAAGTCCTGTGAGTTTACTGTGCCGTCTCCGTTAATGTCATGGGGATTAGGTTTAAAACTAGTAGATCCCCAGTCGGCTAGGAGTTCACCCATGTCTTGAGCTGTTACTAAACCATCATTATTAAAGTCACCTTGTAAAGCAAGACCAACAGTAGTATTAGTCAAAGATCCAGTAACAATGTTTCCACCTACACAGCAACCATATACAATGCATTCTGCTGGATATTGTGGATTAAGGGGTAGGTTGTCATATAGGATAACCTCTGATTGACCTAATCCAATTACTTTAAAAACAAACTTACACATCTGGGCTGGCTCTGTGGTTACAATCCATTGGTAACCTAGTACTCCATAGCAATAGAACATCCCATTACCATCCTGTGGAGGAACTACTTCGTTACATAGGGTATAATCATTATTAGGAAAAGTAGAGTATCCAGACATAACTCCAATATGAGATCCAACTAAAGATACTCCTAGGAGTTGTAGTTTGGTATTGTCCCATCCAAAGGGTACATCAGCCACTACAAACCTCTGTGGGGCATCCTCAGCTGATACCATGAGCTGTACCTCAATGATATCATTTAGTGCCACAGCCTGTTGTGGGGCCACTAAGGATAGGTTGAGCTTGGCTGTTGGGTCAATTTGTGCAGAGGTTGTGTTAGTTAAACATATTAATGAGATAAAAAACAATTTAAGTTGATGATGTAACTTCATTAAGTAAATCTCCATTAAGGTGTGCCGCCATAGTTTAACAATTACACATCAGTAGCTCCAACAAACTCCCCATCAGGAATTGACTTGGCAAACAGATATGCAGATTTTACCTCGTTCATTCCCGCAGCATCAATGACAGCAGATGCAAACCACACATCAAAATCAAACACATTGATGGTTCTTTCATCAAGAGGAATCTTGTTGTCTATTCTTGCTTGTTCAGAAACGTATCCATCCAAAATAACTGTACCTGTCTTGGCAGTATGATTCAGACTCAGAGTACGAATCTTCCAATATTGCGAATAGGTTCCTGTCGGATGTTGAATAATTTGTTGTAGTGCCATTTTATGTTGACTCCAATACTGATACGATGATATCAAGTCCCGCAGTTAATCCTGCTGTGACTTTAAGGGTGTCTCCCGTTTCAAGTGGAATTGGTGCATCAAGTGCTTGATAGGTGGATTGAATTGGAACTGCTGCTGCACGAACAATGTAGTAGCCTGTTGCTCCCTTGAACAACTGAATAGATACACTATTGGCTAGTGTTGTGCTTGTGTTAGCAATATGAATTGCGTTCACTATTGCAGTTCCTGTAATTCCTGCATAGACGGTTGTCAGGCTAGTCGTGCCAACTGAAGTTGCGTAATTTTTGTATGCGTCTGGCATTAGTATTTCCTTTAATATTTATACTGTTGGTGCGGAGGATTTGTACGGGTGATTGTTGGAAAGACTTGAAGTGAGTCCCCATTTGTGTGCAAGATAACCTTCGATTTTCTGTCGGTCTGAATCTGTATTCTTTTCATCACAGAAAATTACTTCGGCTATATTTCCTTCGAGTGATGAACCATATTGATCATTACCAAGATAACAATTATTGTCACCAAAGACAGTAGATGAATTAACACTCCCCGCACTTCCTTGAGATGTTCCATCTTGGTAATACAAAAAAGCATTTGTGGCTTGGTCTGCAATCATTTCACAAATTTTATATGTTGCACCAACAAATCCCACAGGAGAAGACATTTGATATACACCCCAGTAACTGGAACCGTCTCCAAACAACATATTTCTTGTTCTACCTCCTGCTCTACTAATGATCACAGTTACATTGTAAACATTACCACCTGTTCGATTTCCAACAACATAAAGTGAGTTGTTACCCGCATCATTAAATGGGATTGCTGCTCTATTGAGATTATCATTGGAAACAAAATTTACTACATTCTTTCCATTCAAGGCATTTGTTGAATAGACAGGTTGATTACCTGCCGTTGCCTGAGAGAAGTTTCTAGAGTTTCCGCTCTTGTCGTTCCATTGAGAAACGGTGGTGCTATTAAGAGTAATTGTGTTTGCATCTGCTGCATCTAGCCAAAGTGCTGTTGTGATTTGTGCAGGTGTCCATCCAGTATTAAAACCAAACTCTCCTAAATCCCGCTCTATGCTGTGCTTCAGCATAGGAATAGTTCCTGCTTTTGTACGGCGTTGATCGGTGGTTCCGTTGTAACCAGAGTTTAATCCGAATCCTCGTTTAGGAATTAGAAGATTCTGCTTTGCCCAAATATTACTTTTTTGTATTCCTGTTTCTTGGCGCACACCAACCCATGAAGAACCATCCCATGCCCACACCTTTCCTGAGTAGGTGTATTCTTGGTTTAATGCGGGAGATGGTGGAAATTGTATTGGCATTAGTATTTCCTTTGATATTTATGCTATCGCTGCTGAGTATGCGTTGATGAGAGTGGTGATACGAGTATTGAAAAGGGCGAGGTCAAGTGCCTCACCTATGGAGTAGAAAGCCATGCGACCACTTGAATTGTAAGTGCCAGCAGGATATGTTGGCGATTTAAATAAGTTAAAGTTAGCGGTGCCTCTTCCATTGGAGGCGACACTAGAAGTACCCGTTACTCCATTTTGTATGAACGCAGTGGTAGTAGCACTTGACCTGCTCGCACCAGCAAATCCATTAAGGCTTAAACCTCCACCAACAATAGCAGTTCCAGTCCTGCTATAGATGGTACTGCCATAAAAACCAGTTGCATTTGCGCCATCACTGGCATATATACTGAACTTACCAGCAGGAGTTGCAGCAGTTAAATAGACAACGGTATGTATTGAATTAAGCGGGTCTACATTTTCAGCTCTGTTGCTATCCAAATGCTTCGTACTGCCATCCCCTAGTAGCCCCGTCTTCCTGTTGTAATCACCAGAAACGAAGTTGACATTTGTGGGTGCGGTTCCTTTCAGCGGAACTAGCGCGCCAGTAAGTGTTCTGGCACCCGCCAAAATACAAGTTGCCTTCATTGCATTCCAGATACCATCAGCCTTGCATCCAACCACAAAGTTATTGATGGCATCTTTAACACCTGTCTCAAGAGTCTGTGCGTCAGCCGTTTCTACCGCCCCGATATACACCAGTGCATCCGCATCAAAAGTAGTGAACTCAAACAATCCCAAATCTCTCTCTATGAAATGCTTCAACATCGGAATGGTTCCTGCCAATGTACGGCGTTGATCTGTTGTTCCGTTGTAACCAGAGTTAAGTCGCCATCTTCTCATGATAAAAACCACCCTTTCTTTATGTCTGCTGCTGCACCTGTTGCTCCCGTAGCACCATTGGTTCCATTTGTGCCGTTGGTTCCTGTTGCTCCCGTAGCACCTGTGACACCTTGAATTCCCTGAATGCCTTGTGCGCCTGTAGCACCTGTTGCACCATTTGTACCAGCAGCACCTGTTAAACCCGTTGGTCCTGTGGGTCCTGTAAGACCTGTTAAACCCGTAGGTCCTGTAGGTCCTGTGGGTCCTGTTAAACCCGTTGGTCCTGTAGGACCCGTAGGTCCTGCAACAGTACTATTGGCACCAGTAGCACCAGTGGCACCAGTGGCACCTTGGATGCCTTGGATTCCTTGTGCACCTGTCGCACCTGTTGGACCCGCAGGACCAGTTGGACCCGCAACGGTACTTGCTGCTCCTGTTGCGCCTGTTGCGCCCGTTGGACCAGTTAGACCTGTAGGACCCGTAGGACCTGCAACAGTACTAGCAGCACCAGTGGCACCTTGGATGCCTTGGATTCCTTGTGCACCTGTTGCTCCTGTTGCACCTGTTGCACCATTTGTTCCTGTTGCTCCTTGAGGGCCAAAAGGTTCAACCCAATAGGAAGATGTTCCGTCTGTAGTATAAACAAAGATATTTCCGCTTGTGGTGTTGAACCACATATTACCGTATGTAGCTCCTGCTGGTGCTGTGGTTGATGAGGTTAGTGTTGTACCACCAGAAACTGTAGCAGGAACCCATGCTGTATTATTCCATTGAATAACTTGATTTAAAGAAGCACCTGATTGGGTAAGGTCACTGATAGCATGAGTATGTCCTATAGCTGAAATACCAGCTGATGATAGTGATCTATTGACCCATGCTGTTGAATTCCATTGTAACACATCATTATCAGTAACTGAAGTTAATGTTACATTAGTTAGTACTGAAGAAGGTAAATCTACAGTAATAATAGTTCCAGCTTTAGTTGCTAGTGTTTTACCATTAGTTCCTATTACATCGGTAATTGCTGTAGTTTCTAAAGCATTAACTTTAGCTTGTAGAGACGTAGCAATATTTGGATCTAATTGAGTATTTAAATTAATTGCAGTTGAGTCAGTTTGAGTAGATACATTACCTAAGGTATTGTTAATGTTAGAAAGGTTTTGTGTTGTTTGTTCAACAAGGGTATTAAGATTACTTATAGTATTGTTGCTAGTGTTGTTTACTATACCTTGTAATCTTTGACTTTCGCGGCGTGCATGGGCTGATTGTTTACGGTCTGTCATTTGCATTTCCTATTTTTTGGACATGGTGTTTTAGCACCTCCAGGCCCAGCCCATAGATTCTTACAAGCCCAGTATTGAGCACTTAGTTTATTATCTGCAGAGTTGCAGTTATGCCGTGCTTTGAAAGATTTGCGAGCTTCCGCACTATAGTTGTTACCATAACCTGTAGCTCCAAAGTGAATGATTTTTTCTTGTCCATTAGCACATGCTTTAACCATCTTCTTCTTTCCAGGAGAAGTTGATTTTTTTGGTTGATTACAAGGCATAGATTCTTTATTTGTTTTTTTAGCCATTAGGCATACCTCCTTGACCCATGAGTTGCATAGCTTGTTGTGCCATTTCAGGTGGGATATTTTGACCACCTGTTTCCTGTAGGTCCTGTTGAGCAGCACCACTCATAGCATTAGCAGAACCTTGTGCAAACATCTTTTGCATTTCCATTTGCTGTTGTTGTTGAGCTAGTTTCTGCTTTTCTTCTGCGATTTCTTCTGCACTGCGTACCCAATTATTTGCATCAAATCCCATAGATGTAATTAAGGCTCTAGCATATGCTTCCCATTTAAAACTAGAAGCAGCTTCTGGAGGAAGATTGCGAACCATTTCACCCATCTGTAGTAACTTAGTAATATCAGATTCTCTAGATAGAGATTGTAGACCAGTTAAGATTTCAATATTAAGAATACCATTATTCTCATCAAATTGTTCTTTCATTCTTTGATCAACTTCATTATTTTCAATCATTAGATAGATTGTTCTACGAACAATTGGAATCATAAAGTCTCTAGCAATAGACGAGAATGTACCACCTAAGATTGTTTCTAGTTCATTACCCACGGCTCTAACAGCAGTAGCAGTAACTCTGTCACCTGTAGGCATGGCTGAGGTCTGCAGTAAGAACCCTTGACCTACCTCTTTACGCATTGCATCTACAGCCGCAGCACACGCTTGTAGCTGAGGGTTAATAGTATCTCCTGGGGTAATGACAAAGATATCTTGTTTTCTTGCACCAACCCATTGTCCGTTCTGTGCTACAGAAAGATCATCAATTTCAGAGATACCAGCTGGATCTACACCCATAAAGAATGTAGAAGCTGCTGCCATACCTTGAATCATAGCACGACTATATGATTCTAAGGTTCTAATATCTGAATAGATATCTTCTACATGGCTTCGACCATAGTCTTCACCAGCAACACTAGCCCAACGAAGGATAATATAAGGAAGAACAGTATAGTATCCCGTATCAATGATCGTTCCGTCAAGTTCTTTTTCAACTTGCCACGATAAGTCTTGACTTTGCGAGACTCGGATATATACCGTCTTATAACCAGTTTGTTTTTCTTCACCCGAAAGGAAGTCATACGCACTTGCAGCCTCCTCGTTACTAGGGGAAATGTATTCAAGATAAATAAATTCTTTAATAGAGCCATTTACATCTCGACGAACAACAAATTGATCTAATCGAATAACACGGAAAGAAAAATCATTTTCCATTACAATTAATACATCGCCAATAACAACTAAGTGTTGAATAGCTAAGTAAGATATCTCTCGCAGGTTATTAGAAATAAGTTTTTTATATACTTGAAAAGATAGTTTACTTAAGTACTCACCCACTTCGGCTTCTGGTTCTCTACCATTACGAAGACCAAATGTAAAAAAGGGAGTATCATTTAATGGAATTAAAACACTAAGAATTTTACTAGCAAGAGATGTAACACCTCTTGATTGTACAGATGAATAAGTCTGAACAAGATTATCCTCTCCAGATAGAGATTGATATGGTAATAAGGTTGGTACAGTTAATGCTGAACAGGCGCGTGACTTATTTAACTTAGATTCGCGTTTTGCATTTAGAGTAAACCATCTATCCTTAATAGTCTTTTCAGCTTTCATATTCTCTCCTTATATTGGACGACTGATACTTTCATACCCTGGTCGTTCGATTGTTGGCATTGCTAGGTTAAAACCACCACCAAAGTCATTAGACTCTGACTTTGATTGACCAGTCATCTCACTAACAAGTGCTGTTTCTTGTTGTTGTTGTTTCTTATATCTTTCTTCTTTAGCAGCTGCTGATGTTTGTCTATTTAGATATTCTAAATTACGTTGACGATCAGACTCAGCACGAAAGCGAGATTCAGCATCAATTTGGTATTGTTGTTGCATAGCCATTTGTCTAGTCATTAGTTCTTCTTGTCTACGCATTTGTCCTTCATAGTCAACAGCTTGACCACCACCACCACCTTTATATTTCTTTATTTCAGGTAATTGTTTTAGTTCAGACATCATTAAAAAATTAGGCATAACCGTTTCTCCTTTCCTGTTGTTCTAATAAAATACGTAATTTTGAGATAACTTCTAGTTGACCAGCCTTAAAACCTCGTTCATAATCCTTTAACTTTAGGTCGCTTGGTTGCAGGAATATCGCCTTCTCCAGATACTGGATCAGGTCCTTGTTTATGTTCAACTGTTCTTTCATTTGATCTCTCTAGTAATAAACCATTTATGTAACTAAGACACAACGAAAGGTCAGGGTCCCTAATGGACCCTGCCTTCCACTTCTTTAATAATATTTCAAGCTTGTTCATTTGTTTTTACCATTATATTAAGATGAAAGTCCTTTTTATTAGGACTTATTTTATTCTCTACTAATTGTTCTTGGAGGTTATCCAAGAAAATGTGCACCATTTTCATGTTATTGAAACCAACATCTAATTGACAATTGGTTAGTTTTGCTAATTTAATAGTTTCGGCTAACGCCATGTCCATATCATACTCTGTTTCAACATACATCTGAGACATAGTGTACTCCTTAACTTACCTCACAACCACCTGCTGTACAAGCAAGGGCGCGAGCATTTGTGGTGCCATCCTCTAACTCATATAGTGAGAGAAGACTAAAATCAACGCTGGTTGGCATAGTACTCTGCATTTTATCATACTGTTCTTCAGTAATCATTTCAAAGGGTGCTTGCTGATATACATGGTTATCCCTCGGTAAGAAAGAAATACCAGAAATTGCTTCCCAATGTTTCCATACCCAATCTCCAATAGCTAGGAAATCAGAGTCACTGTAATTCACAGTAATGCTTGGCTTATGATCACAGTACCAAAGTTGATATGCTAACCACAAATTAAGATGACCAAGAGCATTGATCTGAGACTCTGTAACACCAAAGTCTGCTTTAATAGGGAAAGAGAATATTGTAGTTTGTTCTGCTTTCATTACACAATCTTCATTAGGAACACCTGAATCAATCATGAATCTTGCCATTGGTGAGTTCTTAGCCATGCGTATACGTCGGATATAGAACTTACTAAATCTTGGATGTAATCCAGAAGCAGTACCAGCAACACAGCTAGTAGTACCTTCAGGTTTAATACAGGTAATAGATACGGAGGGATTAATTCCAATATAATTAGCCCATTCTTCATTAGTTTTATGGGGAACAAATTTCAAGACTCCTAGTAATTTCTGTAGTTCTTCTGGACCATCACCACCATTGGTTAGGTTGTTGTCAAAGATACCAGTCATACTAACGCCAAGTAATCTTTCTTCTTCACAATTATCTTTGAAAGAGGAATCATTATTGGATTTGAAATACGAGAAATTGGTAAGCGCACTCTGTAACGTTCCCAGAATAGTCGCCAACCTAATCTTATTAATGAGTTGGGGGGCCTGGTCTTCAGGCCGTACAGCAATCGTGGACAAATTACAGAATTGATTTGGTCGTAGGATGATTTCAGAACAGGGATTAGTCCCAAATTCATATTCTTCTTTTCTACCAGCACGTTTTGCAATAAGACGCATTGCTTCTCTATTACAAATCCCACGTTCACCTGATCGTGAGTTATATAGAGATGACCATTCTTGCATAAAGGAACCCATGTCTGGCTTTGTTTCGTATACAACAGAGTTGTTTGCAAGAGCACGATGTCCATTCCTTTCCCACCAAGGTCCACTCTTGGCATGAGCTATTTCATAATCAGATAGATCAGATAGGCTGATTAAAGCAGAGCGTCTAACACCACCAGAGACAATAGAATCTGCAATTTGACATACAAGATCATGTACTTCTAGTGGTTTAAGCCTACGTCCACGGGCTGCAGTAAAGATGTTAGCCGTGAACTTGATTAGTCTAATAAAGGGTTCTGGACCAGAGGCTCGACCACCAAAGGTCTTTAGCCTAGCCCCAGCTGGGCGGATATTTGAACAATCCATTTCATAATGTTTACCTGCATATAAAGCATTAACAAACTCAACATAAGCATCAGCCCACCCCTCTCGGGAATCAGCTACCTTATAAACTAAACCTTTAGTAAAGGATTCAGGAATAGAAGGAAGGTTATTAACATTCTTCTTTTCAACTGAGAACCCAACACCCGTACCACACGCTAGTGCATACAGGATATTACCTAGGTCTTGAGTAGTATTAATGGCAATATAACAACAATTATAAGCTGCTACATCATCTTTGTCAAGGGCAGGTCCTGCCGTCATTAGGGTTCTCATGGAACCAAAGACTTCTCGGTCCTTCATCATCTTACGAGCAAGGTCAATATCTCCCATTTTTTCAGCAGGAAGCTTAGTTTTAAGATCTAAACGATTAATAAGATAATCAAAGTAACGATCTACGGCTTCCTCCCATGTCTCTCTACGGTTTTGTTCTGGTAACCAACGGCAATACTTATCTACTGCGACAAAATCTTCAAATACTTTGCTCATAAATTTCTCCCTTATCTAGGTCTAAAATGTTTCTAACTCCGTGGTTATTTGGACACCAAAGGTTAATACTATTTGTTTGTAGATTATAATCACCCTCTTGTAGGATACGGACGCACCTAGCTTGTGATAAAGCAAACTCTTTACGAATCATATCTAAGGGACGTTTATTCTCAGGGCGTTTAGCCCAGTCTTCTTCCTGATACATTTCAAGAATGGTTTGATCCCATAACTCAATAGGTGTGTTCTGTAGGATCTTTTTAGCCTTTACAGGACCTACCTTCCAAAGACCCCAAATGTTATCAGTCGTGTCTCCAGTCATCCATTGCTGGTAAAAGTAACTATTGGCATCATCTTTGGTTACCTCTATTGGGTCATTTTCCTTATCAGGATTCCAATGCCATCCTGGAACTTGTCGTAGATCTTTATCAACTGTAACCCCAATTGCCTTACCAGAGGACACCAACATACCAATTAGGTCATCAGCTTCTAGGCGATCCACACAACGAGGTAGGGAGAAGCTACGATAGATTTCCTCTAAGACGTAAGGCATAGAGTCAGGGGTTTTAAAGTCCTCTCGATGACGTTTGTACTCAGGCCAAAAGATCTTACGGTAGTTCTTGGACCTAGGGCAAGACATGGCAATGTAAACACCTTCACACCCAGCAGGTGTCCAGTTCTTAATGTCCTGTGCAATACGCTGAGGGATGTCTTCAACACCTTCAGCGTCAGCCCAGAACGCAGCCCTATAGGCAATGATATCTCCATCAAGAATTACTTCAGTTGGTTTCTTCAATGTATTCCTCTAGTTCTAAGTAGCCTTCTTCCAGCCACTCCTTAAGATTATTACTAACTTCTTTTTCTAGTTCTCTAAGAGAATAACCATTATCAATGACAACATCAAACAAATGTTCATACTCTGAATTGATTTGATCTAATGAGTTTTCAATTTTAGTAGCAAGTAATTCACTTTCATGTTTACGCCACTCAGCATCATTCTCTTCTAACTTTCGTAAAGAAGAATCAAGAAAGATTTGAGTAGCAGCTAGGTCCCTACCAAGAGCAAGTTCGTTCATGTATCGAACATCATCTTGAATAATAACAAACTCCCAAAATCTTTTGTTTTCAATTTTATTATTAATTTCTTGAAGCATGAATTCTTGGATCTTATCATAAGTACGGGTAACCCAGTAATCTTCTTCTTGTTTTCGTTTCTCAGCACCAAGCATCTGACAAAACTCCCTATACTTTGAAGAGTCTTGTTCTTTAGTGATTCCTTGTTGACCCGCAAGATCTTTTATAGCTTGAGCAAAGGGAAGAATAACTGGAATGTATCCAAGATTAAATGAATACTTTGCAATTAAATTAGCAAAAGTAGTCTTTCCTACTCTTCCCTTTCCACTAATTTGTACAATTCTCATGTGAAATTTCCTTCCAATGTCTAATGATGTAACCTAAACCTATCTCACCATTGTTGTATAAAACAACAAACTGATGATCTGGGTTGTTTGCTATAAAGTCGTTTATCTGGCGCATAAAAGAAACTGATTCAGTCATCGCTGTTACCCCACAGATAACTAAACATACCGTAGATACTAAGGGCAAGGAAAAACAAAGAAGAAATTAAAATAACTTTATTAAGCATTAATGTTTACCTCGGTTAATACCTTTAGGTACAACCCTAAGATTCTTAGCTGAATTGTTTTGTGGATTACCATCCTTGTGATCGATATCTTTTCCATCACCTTTACTAACTCGCTTTGCTTTAGTAGCTGCTCTACGATTCTTATTTCGTTTAGCTCGGTTCTTTTTTTCTTCATCAGAAGATTGAAATTTACCATACTCGTCTTTGTAATCTCTAGCCATTAGTGTGTCTCCGACCAATTAGTTCCTACTTTATATTCTGCTTCTATCTTACAAGAACACTTCAGGAGTTCTCCAGCAGTGGTTGCAGATTCGCAGAGGATCTTACCAATTTTATTAGCTACATCAGGGTGGCATTCGAGTTGTAATTCATCATGTACTGATGCAACCCAATTAAACTTTTCTTGACCAATTTCTAAACGAAGTCGTTGGTCAGCTACACAAGCCCATGCCTTGGCAATGTGTGCGCCAGAAGATTGTAATAGAGTATTGAGAGCAGCATGTTCTTTACGAACAAAGACAGGTCGCCAATTGAAAGGCTTTACATAACCCTTATCAAGAGTATCAAATCTACAATTCTCAATTAACTTCTTAAGACCAGGGATATTACTTAATAGTTTGTTTTTTGTTTGCTTTGCTTTGTAAGTAGAGCATCCAATAGTCTTACCAAACTTCTCATCTCCACCACCATAGAGGAAGCAGTAGATAGCAGTCTTAGCTGTGGTTCTAGAGTCTAGGTCCATAGCTTTTTGATTGTGTGTGTGGATATCTCCATCACAAACTTCCTTAGCATAAGCACCACCATCAAATGGGTAAAGATAATGGGCTAACATGCGTAGCTCTAGACCCTTAAGATCAGAACCAACAAGTGACCATTTATCTTTAGGAATAAATAACTTACGTGCTCGGTCATCTGAATGAACCTGTTGGATATTTGGTTCCTTACTTGACATACGACCAGTTACTGCACCTAGGGTGTTAATAAACCCATGAATACGACCATCACGCGATATCTTGGAACGACCAATCCAATCTGATACTTGACTAATTAATTTAACAAGATCAAAGTAACGACATAGATGTTGTGCTTCTTCAAAACTTAGGTTAGATAGAACTTCATGGTCCACCTTGGGGTTTCCCTTGTCGGTGATTGGTCCTTGCCATCCATACTTTTCAAAGAGTCGTTCGGCAATTTGTTGTCTAGAACCTGGGTTAAAGACTTCGATCTTATCTTTGAGTCTTTTGCCTGTTTTCTCAGAATGTCTAACAATGATTTTGGTTGGAAAGATTTTGTGGAATTGATCTTCAATTGTTGATTTCTCAATGAGTAGTTCCATTTCAAGATTTTCAGCAAGCTTTAGATCAAATCCAAAACCAGCTTCGACTTGTCGTTTGATCATATCAGCAACGACATGTTCCATACGAATAGCACGATTATATGTTACTAAGTAATCTAACTTGGAAAAGTGACTCCAAAGTTTATCAGTAATAATTGAATCTTGTAGACAGTAGATTCCCATCTCAGCTGTGTAATTATCCCAACCACCCTTATAATCACCCTTAACCGAGTTAAGGTAGATACCCCATGCCATTAAAGAATGGGATTGACTTTCTGTTGGTGGGGCATCACCATAGATAAGCCGAGATAGAATCAAGGTATCCATGATTTGTTCTGGTTTTTTATCAAGAGAACCAAACAATCTTTCAATCAATGGGATATCAAATCCATAGATGTTATGGCCAATAATTAAATCAGCCTCTCGTAACATCTGAACTCCATCTTTCATGTTATCTTGTTCAAAGAGAAAGATCTCTTTGGTTTCAATATTCATGACAGACATACACCAGATCTTTGTAGCCTCTGGAAGATATAAATCTTTCTTTCCAGAGATAACTTCATGAAGCCCATTGGCTTCAACATCAAATACCAATTTTATCGTAGCGATATAGCACCTCTCCTTCTGGGGTAATAACAAATGGCACATCCATAAGCTTGGCTGTCTGGTCATTGTAGAACAATGCGGTTGCAATTCCTCTACGACCACCCTTGCGGTTCTTAAGCACACGGATGTTTGTTGTATTAGCTGTGGTCAAATCAGGATGTTGTGCATTGCGTTCTAGGGCAAAGACATTATCTGAGATCTGAGCAAGAGATCCTGAGCCACGAAGGTCATTAAGGTTGATACGATCACCCTCATCAACATTCTTTTCTGTCTTCTTAATGTGAGCTACAACATGTAGAGTAATCTTAGTACGTTCTACAAGTTCTCTTAGCTTCTTCATTACAGAATCAAGAACTAATCTTTCATCGTTTCCAAAATCAGAACCGCTAGATAAGAGCATATTACCGAGCAAAGTAATATGATCAAGGAAGATGACTTTACAATCAAGACCAACAGCCATATACTCAAGACGATTGATGATATTAGAAATGTTAGTGTTGCCAATGTGATCATAAAGATACAAAGGTTTCTTTGCAATTTCTGCTTTAGCGTTGTTATATTCTTCATCAGTTAAATTATCCTCGACCATATCTACAACAGATTTATTAGTTGTTCTTCGTAGATCATTAAGTTGTCGTTGTGACATAATCTTACGAACAGGCTTACCTACAATAAGAGAGATAAGATCATCTACTGTTTGCTCTGGTGATTCTTCTAAGAACACAGCACCAACTGTGCGGCCTTGGTTAAGATGATCAACAACCAATTCACGAATGATGGTAGACTTACCATGACCAGTAGCCGAAGTCCATAGATTCAACCTACCAGAGTCTTGACCAATCATAAATGTAGTTAGTGAATCCCAAGGATACTCATATACACTTAAGTGTTGATCTGTTTGAGATACTACTTGGCTAATGTGCAAGATAGAATCTGGAGAGTATGTACGAGCATTCCAGTATGCTTGTAGTAACTGAGCTGCCTCAGCATTTACAAGCATCTCATTGGGGTCCTTACGGGGCAAGGACATAATCTTTACTTTGCCTGGAGGTAAGATTTCTGCTACGTCAGACGCTGCTTTTTGACCTGCTTCATCCATGTCAAAACAAAGAACAATAGTTTCAAAGGAAGCTAGGTACTCATAGTTTTCTTTGACACACTTAACTGCTGATCCTACACCGCTAGGGATAGAGACAACTGGATATTTATTATCAAACAACTGAGCCATAGTTAGGCAATCAATTGCTCCTTCTGTAATGAGAATCCTTTTGCCACCACTAGAGAATAAATTTTGACCGTAGAATTTGAGTCCTGCTGTGTCTCCAATCCACGCAAACTTCTTCCCGTCATATCGAATGTGTTGAGCTTGTAGTACGCCAGTCGCACCATAGAAATTTTCAATTTCAGCTCCGTTTGCTGTTGTCGCATACCCATACTGACGAGCAGTCTTTTCGTTAATTCGTCGGTGTGGTAAAGCCTGGATCTCGCCAGTACGAAACTTTTCTGTAACATATACGGGTGTTTCATCTATTACTGACTCCATTGGTTTAGTTCCTTTAATGTAAAATTCACATGCATAACAATAACTGTGACCGTCATCATACATTGCTAGGTTGTTACCTGATGTATCGTTCCCTTGTGCTGCACATTTGGGACAGCGTTTACGAGATACTACTTTTGATTCCGTTTCCATATCACTCCGTTTGAAAGATTGTTAGTGGAATAAATTTATCCACAATTCCGTCCTGTTCCATAAAATGATTACAAATTATAGCAGTCCGTTTAAAATACTCTTCTTTAGTTAAGCCTGACTTAACTAAGTTATAACCAACTCTACAATAATCAGGTCTAGTTTCGTAAATATTACATTGATTATTTTCTAAATGAATACATGATCCATCCTTGGAAACCCACTCTTGTGGAAAGATATCAACTAAATATGCTCTACGACAACAAGATCCGCATGATGTACAAGGAAAATTCATAATGGTTCCTGTGGGGATCGAACCCACGACCAACCGATTAAAAGTCGGTTGCTCTACCATCTGAGCTAAGAAACCGAATAGCTTCGGGGGGACTTGAACCCCCACGCCTTGCGGCTACGGATTTTAAGTCCGCTGCGTATGCCGATTCCGCCACGAAGCCAAAATGGTCCCCGTTAGGGGACGCTAGTTATTTGTAATGTGACTTGAAATAATTATTCCAATAGTCTGCTTCTTCTATTTCTGTCATGGTGTTTCTTCTTCCTTGAAACAATCCCAACTACGAGATGCTGCAATTTCAATTGAGTTTTCCGCATTAAACATGGACATCAATCTGCACACTTCACGCCGCGCCTCGTCGCGCTCTTTGATGATCTCGTCACGCTGCTCACGAAGCAGTTTGATCTGCGCCTTTATCTCAGTCATCTCCGTCCTGCGCTCCCACAGTTCTTCAATCAGTCGTTGATCGACTTGAGCATCGTCGCGCTCAATGCGAATTCGTTTAATCTCAGCGCGTTGTTCATTAATAGTTGCTTCCATCTCATCTATAGAATTGTATATAATTTTAAATGTTTCATTGATTTCATTAAGCATTCTTAATCAGCTCCGTATTGTGCTGTTGAACATATCTTACAATCTCCGTGATGACTGTCTACATAATCCCAACAACCACAAAGACCACATTGACGCATACCGTGATCAATCATATATTGTTCTTCAATTGTTAATTGATTATTCATCCTTACCTTTTCCCCAACCTAAGCTATATGGTTGGCTATTGCGCGCATCTGTCAGTGTTTGGATGGCTTTATCCAAAAGCTTAATATGGGTAATACATTTACGGTGAATTTCTTTGGCTGTGTAGCCAGAGTGGTAGTCACTATGTACCGAAGTGTCGATTGCATTTTCAAGTAATGAAAGTAATTCATTTGAGTTCACGCTCAATCTCCTTTAGCTTAGCCTTTAACTCATCTAACTTCTTTGTATTTTCTACAATTTGTTCTTTAATGCTATACTTAGTAGCAAGTGTAGTCAATGGACTAAAGAACTTAACATCACTTTGTAGTTGTGAGACTTCATCTTGAAGAGAATAAACATCAGCTTCACTAAACTCATCTCGAATTTCAAAGTCATGACATTGAAATTCCATTTTCTCTACTCTGTGTACTAACATATGAGTAAAGTCTGAAAAACTTCTATCTAGAGTTTGAACATGTCTACATATGGCATCACAACGATTAGTTAGATCATTGCATTTTTGATTAATACATAACATCTTCTTGTACATTGAGTACCACAACCAAGTGTTAAGAATAGTAATTATAGTAATGGCGATAAGAGAATAAATTGTTGGGTGCATAGGTGTGTTCCTTAAATTAAATACATCCTCAGCTGGAATCGAACCAGCAACCTACAGCTTAGAAGGCTGTTGCTCTATCCAGTTGAGCTATGAGGATTCTTGATTAAATGTTTGTGTAATTCTTTTCGATAATGTTTGCAATTTGCTTGAAAGACTTAGGTTTAAGATACACAACTGCGTATCCATCATTCATGGTACTGAGGCTTCTGTCTTCATGGAATCCATGAATACTACCTCCTCCCCACCCTGGACGAAGTATATCAAATCCTGCCCACTTAGCAACTTCTTCTGGAAGTAGTCCAGTTTCTTCATTGATATACCAAGCAGGAGTACCTTCGTTGTTTATATCAGGGGAATAGCCATAAATTTCTTCATAGTCACCTATGTGAGCAAACCCCTTAATATCATTACCCTTCTTTTGTCGCTTACGTTCATTGATGTACAGTTGAGTAAGTACACCAAGGCAGCAGTAACTAAGGTTACCCTTATCATCTACTTGACACAGGTCTTCTTTGCACTGCTTGTAGTTGCCAGAACGAAGAGCCTTAACCCACTTCTTCATAATCATTTTTTTCATTAGAGTCGATCCTTAATATTTGAAATTACATCGTCAACCAATCCCTCAAGGAGATCATCTTTAACATCAGTGAAATCAAAGTTACCCATGTGATCATTAATATCAAATTCATGACGGAAATAATCATCAAGAGAATTGTTGATTGTTGCTTGAAAAGATTTACTTGCTAGCAAAGCATCAACAAGTGCTTCCATTAGTTGAGGGTTAAAGATAACAGGGATATTAACAATAGTTGTGTCTTGAGTTACATTACTCATGTGTGTGTCGTCTTCTAGGTCCATGTGACCTCTTTAAGTATATTCGTGAATACCGATTTCAATAACAGGCTTAATATTATTGATGATAATTTTATTGTTTTGTAAATCACTAAAATCATCATCATTGATAACAAAAATACTTGAGCCAGAAACCTTACACCAGGTTTCGCCATCTTTAAATACAATAATTGCGTGCATAACAATCCTTTGCGATAAAAACAGGGGAGAACGTCTCCCCATAAAGTAGAAGGGGTGGGACTCGAACCCACATGTACGCGATTATAAGTCACGGCCTTCCTCCAGTTCAGGCACCCTTCCAATGAAGCTACTTGGAGGAATCGAACCCCCATCATACCACATATAGTTAACACGTCTGCGAACATGCTAGGTATAATTGACACCAGTCAATAGCTTAACCTTAATACTCCAACTGAACAAGTCCGTCGGGTACTGAATAATAAATTTCATCAAACGCTTGTATACACCAAGGTAGGCATAAAGCACAAGGTTTGGAAAGTTTCATATCTCCCTTTGGACCAAACCTAAAGTTAATCAAAAGCAAATCGTTCCGATCCCATCTTGGAATTTGAATGAGGGCATCGAGTTCACTGTGGAGTTCACAGCTCCGATAGCCATACTTCTTGGCTAACGGATGGGTTTTCCTCTTGTTAGTTCCAACACCATGCAACTTACCTTCTTGTAGAATTAAAGATACATGGTTGTGGCTACGGTGTTGATTGATGTTTTGAAATTCTTTATATGCAATTTCACGATACTTAGTGATGTCCAACTTTGATTTCCTCTAATGATACAATAAAGTATCCAGCTTCTCCAGGTTCTGCCCATTCTTTTGAAATGAACAAAGCCCAGATTTGTGAATCATCTACCCACAATTTACCATTCAACGAATCTAAAATACCTTTGCTGTAGTTATCTACATCAGCTCTAGGATATTCTAACTTAGTTGACTTTGGTCTTGTAACATAGCATCTAATATCAACTGCAAGTTTATTGCTCAATGGAGCGAAGTTTCGCCCAAGGACTTGGTTAATAACCATAGCCGCTGCTGAACGAAACTTCTTATAAGGTCCCGTAAAATACGCGCCGAATTTACTGATCCTTGGTCGGGATGCAGCTACTGGGTTTATTGGGAACTTATACTCCATCATGCATTACTCCTTAGAAGGGGATATCACTATTACCGATAGGAAGATTACTTACATCAGTAAACTCAGACCCAGTACTAATATAATTACGTTCAATTAGTTGAATTGATTCCATATAGAATGAAACAGAATCATCACGACTAATCAAAGCAGGGGTTACCTTAACCCTAACCACATCAGTACCAAAGGGAATCGTCTCTGATGGTTTAGTATCAGGTCCGATCACAGGGAATACCTTAACACCTTCCTTAGCCTTAAGAACATTCTTAAACTTAATTGTCTTAAGTCCATCTTGATCTTTAAAGCCATTGATCTTCTTGCCACCTAGTTCTTTAACAGATGATTGAATCTGCTTATGCAGTTCAGGTGTAAGCTCAACAGTTACGGAATGATTTGGGTTTCCGAACTTATCATCTGGTGCCATCAAGTGTGACCACTTGACAACTACATTACCTGTCACAAAAGATTTTGCGTATTTAGACTTGTTGTTCGCTACTGGCATTAGTTACTTCTCCTTCTACTTTAGGTAGAATATTTGAAATGTTTGTACGGATATTAAAACTGATTGCATCTAGCTGCCGATATAGGTCAGATAGATAAGCCACAACTGCTTCCGTAGGTACAGCTGGTACTTGTTTGTCTTGGTTGTCACTCATTACATGATCTCCAAATAAGGTTGAACGCCGTCGATTACTATACCACAACTAAGGACGGCTCTCTTAAGATGTGGTTTTGAATATGCGAAGGCTGCATGTCTTTGATCAACACCGCAGCCTACATTCATACCAAAATACATGGTTGTCGGGCCTTTAATCCAATTAATAGAAGCTAGACTGTGATGATGTCCGCATACTACTGATTGAAGTCTTGCCTTGGAAGCATTGAAAGCAGGATACTGACCACCCCAACCATCACCATGAGTATAAAACACACCACTATAGTCATGATTATAATCCCACTTCCAATTAGGAGTGCTATAAATATCTGAATAAGTCTTAATATAAATTTCAGGAATGCCATTCTTTATTGCTTTCTTATGTACTCTGGCATCATGATTACCAATGCATACAGATGCATATTTAAATGCATCGTACCATCTACGGACACGACTTACTGCTTGTTGAAACTCATCTAATGCTCCTGGCAATGAAGGATTCTTATCGTGTGCTGAGATTGATTCGTGATCAATTATATCACCAATGAATACAGTATTGTTTGTTTTATATTTTTTCTGCATGTCCTTACAGAATTTAAAATAGTCTTCATGGTCTGCTGGACAATGCAAGTCACCAATTACTAATGTTTTCATTATCTACCCCATCTACGCTTTGCGTCCTCTTTCCATTGTACAGCTAGTGGTGGCAAAGGATCTCCATTAATCTGTTCAATAGGTTCGTATACATTAAAAGTACCTTGTAGATGCATTTGTTGGTAGATATTTAAATGATCTACAGCGGTCCCCGTAGGGGACGATTTGTCATATGTTTGGTTCATGACTTTTACTCCTAGCCTCTCGGCGTTGTAGTTGTCTTCGTTTCTTATCCTGTTCTCTTTTATACTTCTCTGGATTAAATTCACGGATATCTTTCTTACGTATATTTTTCTGCTCTGCCATTACACTTCCTCAATTTTAATAATCATTCTCTTTGGTATTTTATTTACTTGAGCAGTCTCACATGGTCCAATAGTAGCAGTTAAAGAGATTTGTTCATCATCATTATGTAGAACAAACCCTACTGTTAACATCATTGGTAATGGTTCTTTAGCGGAAGTCTTAGCTTCTTCCTTACCTAACCACTCAGCTCCTCCAACAGTCATAGCGTCTACCCAAGTTACCTTGACTAAACGAGGAATACTAGCTGGATAAGATACATTCTTAAGCGAAGAAGTATTCTGATTCAACGACTTCTTGGAGGTCAAAGCCTTCTTCTTGGGTGGGGACTTCGGGGAGATAGATTCCGTATCTTTTTTCAATTTCTTTTTTGAGGTTTTCAAGTTGATTCTCCTTATGAATCTTGATGAATTCTTCTCGCAATAGTCTATGCATGACAGGAATGTCAGGTGCATATGTTCCATAAGAATCATGGACAAATGAAAAGGCACTCATACCTGTATCTAACATCCTAGAGATTGTCATAAACATATGAGCAGCGTCTAGCGAATGGATATAGTTTGGAGAAATTGCAAGATATTGTGCTTTACCATTAAGGTCTTCCGTAACAGTGCTGAAAACAAGTTGCTGACGATTAAACAACTCAGCATAACTGACTCGTTCAAGTATTTGATTATAAACATGATGTACCTCAAAGCCACTAGGTGTAGTCCATACAAAGGGTTTGTTTAAAGAGTTAAGAATAGTAGCTACTTCTCGTAGCCAAACTTTGCCTAGGTTAGGCGATTGCATTGTCTCACCTAGGCCAACTTGGATAGCGCGAGCTAGTTCTACTACAGCTCCACCTCTTTGTTCTTTACTTACCCAATCTACATGGCCTTCTTGTTTGACATATTTCTGCATACCGTAGAATGTAAGACCATAAGCATCACACATAGTAGAACGCTTAGTTACACTACGAGGAAGTCTATTATCCCAATACTCTAGAAATGCAGGATACCATCTATTAGTTGGATTCTCTTTCATGAACTCAGTAGCAGCATCAGCTACATACTGATAGAGATCTTGTGGCTTTTCTGTTTTAATAAGATTGGTTAGGATACCAAGTTTCTTATTACGCATAATAGCAGCCCAATGTTGACCACCATTATTTGCACCATCCATTTGAACAGGGAGTTGTGTTAGTCCATCTGTCCTGCATACCTCAAAGATAGCAGCCAATCTTTGAAATGATTTATTCTTCTTCTTACTTGGATCAATCCATTCTTTATTAGCATATGGATCATCAGCAATACGGAGGAAGAGATCCATATTATCTTTAACCCATTTAACACGGTGGTCAAATGGTTTCTTGTCTTGATCAAATAGATTTGCTACATGGACATACAACCAATACAAACCTTCTTTAGTTTGTTTACGTGGCATTCCAAAGTGAACAAGTCCTCGATCAAAGTCAATACCTTGAGGAGATAGAAGTTCACATACCGAATAGGTACGTCCTCTAAAGTCAAGGGTGTAAGGCATATAAAAGAAGTTCCATTGAATCATCTTTCTTGCCAACTCTAGTCTAACAATCATTCTAGATCGTGATTGTTCTTCTTTATACCACTCGCCCCATGCTTCATTAGATTCTTGCATCCATTTAGCTTTTTCTTCTTTAGTCCCATCAATGGGATACTCTCTAGAGAAAGCATAGTCTCTGAATGTGTATGCAGGAATGTTAGCAGCCTTATAATCATTCTCAAACATAGTCTTCATGACTTGGTAAACTTGAGTGTTAACTGACCACTCTGTTTCCATTAAAGCATTAAGACCTTTAAGAACCATAGGGGATGGTCTAGAGTCCCATTCCTTTGGATCTGCTCCAACAGGATGATATCTCTTGATCATCTTCTTACGCACCCAGGGGCTGAGAAACCCACCATCTTCTTTAGTTGTATGTGGGATAGGTGGTGAGATCATTGGCCTGTAAACAAGGCAAGCTGTTTCTAGTAGCTCATGTCTCTTTTGGATTTCACATAAGATCCAAGGAGAGAAAGATACTAGTAATGACTTTTTATTTTTACCATTCCAATGAATTCTACTAGTGAGGATGTCACTAGAGAGTGCAACTCTAAGCATGTTGTGACCAAAGTCTTCTTTCTCCTTGGGCCTGAGCTTAGGGATCTTAGCAACTTTAGATGTAAATGCTTTGCACCGCTTAACAGTCCAGTTCTTAATGAACTTAGATTGTTTACGCCAATCCTCTGAGAATCGTTTCTTTGCTTGTTGATAAGCAACAATAGATACAACATCTTCAGAGATAAGCTTTGCTACTTGTTGAGCAACAGGAGCATTAGCTGGGATACCCATTGTATCATCAAAACTTTGGATTGTATTTCTTGTTAGAAACAATCTCATCATTGATCGAAGAGTAATATCTGCCATCTTAGCCGCACCAATACTAAGTAAAGGTGCTAGCCAATCAGGTGACTTACGATTACTACAACACTCATCAATCCATTTTTGGTAATAAGGAGTGAGGTGTATTACAGCTGACTCAAGTAGCAGTTGTTCTGGCTTACCTTCATCAGGTGACCTACCATATTCTTTCCAATATTTTTCAACACCATTTTCAAGCAACTCTTCCTCGTAGATCTTTTGCATTGTTGTTCTACGAGACTTTTCTTCCACACTTAGTTTATGCCAAGATTCTAGCATTGTTCTCCTTTGTGTCACAATGGTCCCCGAAGGGGACGATAATTTTTTGAGTGTAGCATAGCTACAAGCGTGGTTACTGAGGAGTTACAAAAGTATTAGTAAGCGCATTCCAACTAATGGGGAATAAAGGCTTAATAATTGTACTAATTACATCTGCATAGTCTCTAATTTCAGCTTGAGCGTGAGAATTAGATCGTTGTTTATAAAACCTTGCATAAGCAGCAAGACTACCAGTCCAATACCATTCGGTATAAGTACCTTGAGGTAGAACAAATCTTGCTTGCTCTGGGGCTACGCCAAGCTTAATGAGATCATCATAGGCTGACTTAGCAGCTTTAACTGCATAATCATAGAAATATACAGCACGATTTGAATCATTATTATCTAGGTTGTCACCAGCACCCTGCTTCATAGATCCTGTGGGTCTAGATGACCACTCAGGATAAAAGAATTCTGGTTCTTCATCAACATAACGACGAGACAATTCATTCTCTACAAATCCTACCTTATGCTTAAAGAATTGTGTACGAATAGAGATAGGTGCCTTAATATGCAAACAAATCTGAGGATGTGCAAAGGGAGTCCAGTGATCATGCTTTGCCAAGTAATGAATAAGATGTTTATCTTTATCATTTAGTTTATATGTAACATCAAGCAATCCATTATCGTCTACAGAGGATGCATCTTCATCCCATTTACTAATTTTATTAAATGAAACCCTAGCTGCATTAACAATGGTTAAATCAGAACCAAGAGTCTCAATTAAAGTTACAAATCCTTTAGTGCCTACTTTTATCATTAAATTCTTTCATGTATTCTAGAAGTTTATCTGGGGTAGATGTTATTATATCACACCCAAACATGAATTGTAAAGTTTGACTGCATTTGTGTATACAATCATTATGTTTTTTTGGAAATTTAAAAAGAGTTAGAGGAGAGAGGTATCTAACTATGTAATCTATAATACGCATGTTAGGTAGATTATTTGTAAACTCTCGTATCTCCTGCCAAGTCTTAGTAGTTTCACCAAGATCTATAGATGTTCTACAATGTGGAAGTTTAACATCTACATTTAGTTCTGTCCACCTAGGTAAAGGTAAATCGTCATAGAAATGTATGACAATATCATTAACTTGTATCGCACAGTGGTTCCATGTTGAGAAGACTCGTTGATACATGGTTGACAAAGGATCTATTACATTCTGTAATCGATAAACAATTAGGTGAATCTTCAAGGACAGTACACTTCCTTTCCTCATATGTATCTATGACATTGAGTTGATCATATAAAACTATACGAACAGTAACATCAATAATTTTTTTCATAGTAAAATAAAAAAGGGTAACCTAGGAATTACTTCCTAGGTTACCCTATAATTAGATAGCAGTCAGAGCATAGTTCATAGTACGAACCTTCTCCTTGGCACCAGTGCCAAAGAGTGTATCGTTGAACCTGTTTTCATTCTTCTTTACACCACGATAGATTTGGTTGTGATCCAGCCATGAAGTAACTGCATTAGCTGCAGTCCACATGTTAGCACCACTCAGCTTAACCTCGGAGTCAAACGTATTACTCCAAGTAGTCATTGTTGACATTGCTGATTTATTATTGTCCAAATGTTCCTCTGTAGTGGGATTTGCATGGATATCTCCAAACAAATTTACATAGAGATTAGTCCAGAAGCTTTGGACAAGCTCGGTATTAACTTCCTTACGAGCAAGTAGTTCTACTTGATTCTGGAAAGTAACAGTACGATCCTTCCAATTCTGAATTGATTGGAACATAGACTCAAGACGATCTTGCATGTTACCAGTATGTCGGATACTGATAATCATATTAGTCTTGCTACCATTCTGTAGTGCCATGTTCAGAGTATTCTGACAGATCACTCGATAAGAAGTAGGCAACGAACTAAGGGGCCATTGTCCATCATGTCCATTAGTGAACAGGGTATAGGGAATGTTGGTATCGTGCTTAGGACCAACATCAAATGCATTTCCACGCATCTGAATAAAGACTCGGCGACCATTATCAAGGATACCAGCAGTCTCAATCTTTACATCAGATCCCTGAAGACGCTCACACATATAGGCAAGCTCGCTGTTCTGAACAACTTGATAATCAGGTCCAACGATACCAAGGACTTGATTTGTATCATCCCTAGTAGTAGCAAAGAACTTATTCGTAGAATATAGTTCAGTGTTATCTTTATCAAAGATATCTGTGACATAAATAGGACGCTTACTTACGCTCCAATTCATTTCAGCTAGACTGGTTGCCTTTTCTAGGGATAAACCTTCGACTGTAGCACCAACAAAATTAAACACACTAGACATACTTAATCCTTTCAAGGAAAGTGTTAAACGGGTACCACTCTTTATGGTACAGTACCCATCCATCTTCAGAGAAATCAGCTATGATTCCTCGCTCAAACAACTCATTAATTCGACCAGCGGTCGAGGGATCCGTATTGAGGATCAGTCTCGACTTCAGACGGTTGATTTCCATATTCATCTCGTTCCTCATCTTCTTGATGAACTACACGTCCACCATCAGTGTTATAAGAGAACAACCAATTAAACTCATCATCAGGAAGGGTAAACATTAATGTTACCAATGTGTGGGATTTGATTAGAAATAGAAAGAATCTTTTGCAAATGATTTACAAAAGAATAAACTTCTTCAATAGTAAGCCAAGTAGCATTACCATCAATAACAACCTCATATGTACACTTATAGTTATGCTTATCCTCACTACGATAAGAACTATTAAAGTTAACGCTAAGAGTTGGATTGATCTTAGCGTGATAGCCACTGAATGCGACTAAAGATTTTGATTCAGACATAGGTTATCCGTATTTTGTGTACCTTCACTCGAAGGTAGGGGTAAGTTCAATAAATTCTTGCATGTCTTCGCCACCCCAACACTCAGTAATTGTTTCATTAATTACGTCATTGAGTTGCTCAACAACACGGGTAATGGGATGATCCTCTTGCCATACAACCTTGACATTGATACATTCAAGACCAACAAGAACATCCTTGTAGTTATCCAATGTAACCTCATCAAAGTGCATACCAATCTCAGCCAACATCTTCTTATTGGTGCTCTCGGGACCATTCTCGTCTACCCACATAGCAGCAGCAATCAAAGGAATCTTCTTAGCGTTAGCTACAGTTTTGATCTTCTCTACACGCTGTTGAACCTTCTTATTAACAATAGTCATATCAACCGTATACATGTTACCACCATCCTGCAATAGAACCATTTTCTTCACTAACTACACGGAACCATTCCGTTAGTTGTTTTGTTTCTTCTTTAGTAATACCCCAATTATCACCACGATACTGCCTAAAGTCAGCATTCTTTAGTGAGATATACATATCTTGGACAACTTCTGAATCGATTAAACGATCATAAAGGGAAACCCCAGTTGCCCATTCTACATAGTCATTGTAACGTTTGCCTCGAAATGAGGCACCACTTCCACTAAACATTCCACCACACAGGTTGTTATCGGGGAACAATGTGTCAGGTATGGAGTTATCCCCATCCTGAATATAATTAGGATGTTTACTAGAGTATACAGCATAAGTATCAAGACCCATAATTTATTTCCTATAAACAATTACGAAGAAGATACTTAAGTACTTCTTCACGAACAAGTTCTTCACTGTAGCCAACACCAAAGATCATATCAAATTTAGTGATAAGATCTTCAACTGAATGGAACCCAAGTTCTTCATTATCCTTAAAAAGATATTGAATCATAGGCTCGAAAGCACTAAGGGGAATCTCAACATTAACATCAGGCCACATTTCTCGGTAAGATTCAATCAAACCAAGTTGAAAATCACAAATAGCACAGGTCCCGTAGTGAACAGGTACAATGGAGTAAGTATTACCCTTATTCAAGATATAATAGATTACACCTTGGTAACCATTGCTGTCTTCAAATCTCGCAACAACCTTAGCATCTAACCTTTTAGCAACTTCTTCAACAATTTCGTGTGACATATATCCCTCTTAGGTTAATACTTAGGTGATATAATACTATAATAATAATACTATATAACCTAAGTATCTTAGGTTATTCTTAGGTGATAAACCTAAGGTTAAACCCTAGCTATATACTAGGGTATTCGGAAAAAAGAGGTACTTAGGTTTCCCTAAGTACCTCCTGATTATACTTAGGTAAACCTAAGTATTCCTTAATTAGAAGGGGAGATTTGTGCCCATAGGGACACAGATAATCTCAGTAATCATGGACTCTTCTTCGACCTTTGGACTTGGTCGGCTCGTCTTTCCCTTAAGCCTTGGGGCCTTAGGGTGCGTAGCTGCCGAGTTATCCCAAAGGGATACCTTGTGCTCCTTACCATCAATGGTAACAATACCATTGAACTTAGGGCTGTTGGGATTTTCTGAATTGACTTCCCAAAGCGCAATACGGATACCTGAATCAGTCATTTAAATATATCTCCAATAAGGGTTAAACTTGTTTCCACAACGGTCCCCTTGGGGACGATACAATTAGTCTAGCTTTACAACAACAACTTTGTAACGCTCAGCAATAGAACTGACAATTTCCCATGCTGTCCATGTCAAAAACACAATGCCGTTAACTTGGAGTACAAGATTCTTGTATTCCCATGTGATAAACGGAAAGGCAATGTAAAACACGGCAAGCATCACAACAACGGTGAATGCAAACTTCTCACTAGGTTCCATATTAATCTCCTGTAAAGTAATACCTAGTACGCCTAGGTATATTGTAATCTGTAAATAGTTTAAACACATATTTAGGTGTGAAAGTTTTACATACCTTAGGTGATATGTTAGGATAGTCTTATCATACCCTAAATCCAAAGCCTTTTTTTGACATGCTCAGGTCTAAACAGTATAATGTCCCACTATTTATATACCGCCTATGGGCTAGGTTGCTTGCGGTAAACTCTTATACAAAGGTGCCCCTTTGTATAAGAAGATCCAAATTTATTAACTCAACAATTGTGTAATTTGGAGGAACTTAACAATTGCAGAGGCAAGTTCTAATAAATAATACTTCTATTGAATAAAGTATTAGCAGAAAGAGCTAAGGTATTCAATTATTATTTATCCTCACTTGCGGTACCCCCCATCGTGAAATGGAGGAGGGCGCACTAGACTTAAACCCTATTTATACTCATCTAGTTGAGTTTACCTGTGGTTACCATAATGGTAAGGTATTTGTATTCCGCCCCTTTACAGGGTTTCTTGTTTGGCGGTGTGTTGTATCTATTAGAAAGCCACTCTAATAGTGTGATCATTAATGGCACTACTTAGCCCTTAGATATGGCTACCTAGTTGATCGTTGCACCAAGATTTATATATAGGCTCTTGATAGACCGAAAGATAACTTATGGGTTTCCCCATAAGTTATCACAATCCTTTGACGTGGATTAAACGGAGGTGTCAACCTCATTCGGAGCTTGGGTGATGGTACACCAAGACGAAAGCCCTGCGCGTTCCTGATAAGAGCCGCCCTTGGTGAGGACAACGAGATCAAGCGCGAGGTGTTTGACTGGGCTGGTGATTGTAGCACGGAGGTTAGAGACTTGCGTCACTTGGATACCCCAATACTTGTTGAACCAACTCTGGACAGCCGCTCGCCCCTCGGAGTCAAGGTGAGTGAGATCCATTTCTGGATTCTTAGCCTTGATGAGAGGGAAGGAGCTTTCGATTGATGGTGCAAACTTGACGTTTGTAACCATCGCCAGTTCTGACAGTGTCATTTTCTGTGACATTGTATACTCCAGTATGTATCCTGTATCAACATACGGTTGATCAGTGAGACATCTATTACTCGTAACACAGTCACGAGCCACAACGGTCCCCGTAGGGGACGATATCGGGAAATAAGCAGAGCCATACCCTCGTATAGCTCTATTTTTACATAATTATTAGCATAACATACGCCATTTCAATAGTAATAGCCCTAGAATCGATTCCTAGGCATTCTTTTACATAAATAGGGTACCCATACCTACCACATTCGGATAGCTTACAGCTAATCGTAGGCATAAAATACTATGGCTACCATAAATATTGATATCACTATACCTTATCATATAACAAATAAGGATAAAATACTATGGCTACTGCGAATGGTATAGTTTTAGTATAGGGTTAGGGTATTATATACCTATTCACTATCATCAATGCCCCACCTAGGCGAACCTAGGCAGGGCATTGTGACAGATTGTTTAATCAGATAAG